TGACAAAATCTATTTTTAATTTCATCGTTTTTCTTAACATATTCTAAATTACCAATGCCAAAATATTTATTCTCTTTGAAGTGATGTTCACCATCATATTCTATTATAGTATCCAACTCTTGGAGATAGAAGTCGAACCTTAAACCCTTCTTATTCTTACATCCATCAAAAATGTGATTTCTAATGTAACAAATATTATTATTTTCTAGATAATTTTTAATATAATCTTCACCTCTTGATGATGAATTACACTCAGCACATCCGTGTCCGTATTCATGGTAGTATAGATATTGAGTGAAGATTCCGTGATTTGGACAAATGATATTTATAAATCCTTTTATAACTGATAAATCTTTATATTCATATTTGTTATTATGTATTCTTTTAAGGTTATTTATTCTCTCTGTTGATAGTTGAGTTAGTTTGTGTTCATCTCTTGCACAAGAGTCACATCCATATCCGTTGTGTAGATGATTACTAGCTTTTTGTTCAAAAATACCATGAGTAGGACATATTATTTTTACTTTTGATCGGCAGTTAGTGTAAACTACCAAATCATATATGAATTTATTATTATGTATTTTGATCGACTTTTCGATAAATTCTTTAGTCTTTTTGGATTTCATATTCAGTATTTTTATCTCGGATAGTATTTTATTCTCCTTACTTTTACAATTTTTATTGCAAAATTTCCTATCTGGTCTGCCATAGTTTATCTCTTTATTACAATATCTAAAATTGCATCTCATATTTAGTATATATTACATACTAAATATGAAAAGTGCAATTTTTTAGACATATTTATTGTTAAGTATATTAGAGAGTTAATGCATCAAAATATATATTATAAAAATAATTTAGACTATGCCACTACCGCACTTCACTCAACTCCAAATGACCGGATCACCTGGTGGTCCTACAACACAACCACAAGAACCGGTTTATTTAAATCTGTTTGAGATAACATTCGTGTTACCTACAATATTACAAACTCAGGGTAGAGATCCTGTGTTGCTTTTACAACAAGCTAAAAACATCGATTTAGGTGTTACTAATAAGGATATTGGTGCTTCTCAACAACGTTTCAAATATTCAACTCGTGAATTCTTGAATGCTGGTCCTGATAAATCTTCAGGTGAGTTGGATATAAAATTCAATGTGAATGTTAACTCACAGGGTTCTATGGAAACTTGGAACACATTAAGAGCTTGGTATGATTTGGTTTGGAATTCACAAAATGGATATCTTCACTACAAGGCTGATATAATTGGAACTATTATTGTAAACCAACATGATAAAAAAGGTCTTGTTCTAAGAAGAGTTACTTTTCAAAACTGTCAGATATCTTCTGTTGGATCACCCACAATGGATTGGGGTTCGAATGGTATCTGGGAAGATACTTCAGCTAAGTTCGTCTTTGATTACTGGATTGACGAGTACATTGATAATAACTTCACCATTCAACCACCATTTGTGTCTGGTTATTAAAATAACTTCATATTATCATTCTAATATTAAAACCCTCTAAGTTAGAGGGTTTTTAAATATAAAAATGGGATAGATTTTACCAAACTTCATATTTGATTATTGATATATACAATATGATTTGTAATAAGTGTTTAATAGAAAAGGACTCAGATTATTTTGAGTTTAGGAAGGATAGAATGAGTTTTAGAAAAACTTGTAAAGATTGTAGGAAAGATTCTCTTAACTCTAAAAGAAAGTGCATATTGGAGAAAAAAAATGAGTTATTATCACTGAGTATAATTGACTCCTCAAAAGAAGATTTTTTTAATTACTGTAAGAGTCGAAATTTTAAACTAAATATGCCTTTAGTTGATGATTTCATCAATCAAAAGTTTGACATAGTTTTAGATTTCAAAACAAAGGTTTACTTATATTATTGTGATTTAAAATCTCCACCTTTATGTAATTATTGTAAATTTAGATATACTAATTTAATAAACACCTCTGTGGGATTTCATAAATTCTGTTCTCCAAAATGCGCATCTAATTCAGATGAGAAGAAAGAAAAGGTTGGAGATACAAATTTGAAAAGATATGGATATGTGACTCCGTTATGTAATGATTTTATTAAGTCTAAAATTAAAAAATCCAATTTGGAAAAATATGGATATGAGAATGTATCATTTGTTGAGTCGGTTAAAGAAAGAAAATCAAAAACAATGTTTAGTAAATTTGGTGTTGAGTTTAATTCACAAAGATTAGAGGTTAGAGATTCCTTGTCAAATAGAATGAGCATTCTGAATAATAAAATGAATTCTATTAGACATGAGGATTATTGGATTTCGAAGTTGTCCGATATGAATTTAAACTTAGTATGTAGAGCTGGTTCAATTGTTACTATTAGGTGTCCATATAAAGATCATGATTTTAGTATCCATAAAACCACGTTTAATGATAGGGTTGAGAATGGTACTCCAATTTGTACTGTTTGTAATCCGGTCAGTGATTCAAAGTCATTTAAAGAAAAGGAGATTTCTGAGTGGATAAGGAATATTTATAGCGGTTTAGTTATTGATTCATATAGAGATGGGTTGGAGATTGATATCTATTTACCAGATATAAAAATAGGATTTGAGTTTAATGGTTTATATTGGCATTCAAATAAATTTAAAGATAAGAATTATCATCTTAATAAAACCAATTATTTCTTAGATCGTGGTGTTCGAATAGTCCATATTTGGGAAGATGATTGGATTTTCAAAAAGGATATAATTAAGAGTCAAATTATAAATCTTATAGGAGTTTCTGAGAGGATTCCTGCTCGAAAGTGTAAAGTCATGTTGATGGAAGATAGTAAATTAGTGAAAGAATTTTTGGATAGAAATCATGTTCAGGGTTTTGTTACATCAAAAGTAAAAATAGGATTGTTATATAATGATGAGATAGTTAGTTTAATGGTGTTTGACCAATTTGAGGGTAGGAAAAAGATGAAAGAAGATGAATGGAATTTGAGTAGATTTTGCTCTTCTCTTGGTATTTCTGTTGTTGGTGGTGCTTCTAAAATTATTTCATTTTTTGTAAAAAATTATCATCCAAAAAGAATAATTTCATACTCTGATAGAAGTTGGAGTAATGGAAATTTGTATTTTATGTTGGGTTTTAGTAAAGTTTCAAGTGGGTATCCTGATTATAAGTATATTATTGATAATAAAAGATTTCACAAATCGGGGTTTAGGAGGTCAAAGATTGGTATGTCTGAGAGTTGTTTGGGATATCCAAAGATATATGATTGTGGTAGGTCTAAATTTGAATTGGTTTTGGTTTAAAAACCAAATACCATTTTGTGTATATAAGTTTAAAATAATACTTAGACGATGAGAGTTTTCCTCACAACAGATTGGCACTTTGGAGTTTATTTAAATAATTTAGATAAATGGCTTAATATGATGGAGGATTACTTCATCAATTTCTTGATACCTTATTTAAAAAAGAATGTTCAACCAGGTGATATTATGATACATTGTGGTGATCTTTATGATAATCGAACCTCTATTCCAATCATTGCTTCCTATAAGGCTGAAAAAATACTAACTGAAATATCTAAAATACTTCCAGTTCATCTAATCGTGGGAAATCATGATTTATGGAACAAAGGAACTAATGATGTTAATTCAGTTCGCCTTTTTAATTTTGTTGATAATATTCATGTTTATACTGAAACTTCAAGTATTGAATTATTTGGTAACAAATTAGTTCTTATGCCTTGGATTGAGAGAAGACTGGATATGATAAAATCAATCAAGGAAAATCCTGGGAACTATCTTTTCTGTCATTCTGACTTAAACGGTTGTCGTATGCACTTAAATTCAGTTGCACATAGAAATCCTGATAAAATTGATGTTCTTGAATTCAAGGGATATAAACACGTATTCTCGGGCCATATACATATTAGACAATCTAGTGAAAATTTTACTTTTATCGGATCTCCTTATCAAATGGATAGAAATGATATGGGGGATCAGAAGGGAATTACAATTCTTGATTTAGTTTCTGGAAAGATAGATTTTGTTCCCAATACACATTCTCCAGTATTTAAAAAATTCACAGTAAGAGAAGAATCTGATATAGATGATTTGAATTCTCTTAAAAATACTAAAGATTATATTGACTTAACTATTTCCAATAATCTTTTAGTTAGTAATCGAAAATTGAGAAGAAAGTTAGAATTGTTATTAGAGAAGGGAAACTTTGCCTCAGTTGAGTATTTGGATGATATAGTTAAATCTGAAGAAGAAAAAGAAAAAAGTCCTCCGATGACTGAGGAGGAATTGCAAGTTTCTATTCAATTAGATTATGAGGAGTTTATCAGAAAATATATTTTAGAACAAAAGTATGATAATGACAATTTTAAGTCTGGTTTGATTAGGGAGTTTGATGAGATTATCAGAGCTTTTAATGAGAACTATAAGACTAAAAGTGAGTAAAGTCTGTTAAACTTTCGATAGTTTTTTTGCACTGATACATTAACCTTTTTATTAAACTCCTGATATGAGTTATCAGATTCAACATCGTCTAACTTTGAATTAATCCACTTTTTCAAATGAGAAAATAGTTGATTCCAAATTGAAATACGTTCTACTTTTTGATTAGTAAATGATTCTAAGAATCTTCTATATTCACTTAGATATTGGTTCATGTCCCGATTCGATTTGAAAAAATATCTGATGTCGAATTCGTTTTTAGAAAAGTATCTATAAAAGATGTATATTGCCTCATCTTGTAGTTATTCGTTAATTAATTTAATTTTTTCCTCTTTGGACATTTTCTCTGATATGATGTTTTTTAATTGATGATAGATGCCATTAAAGTGTGATTCAAATTCATCTGGATTGGAATAATAGATTATTAGACTAAGCATTTCCGCAGATTCTTTATCTTTAAAAAAGTGACTGAAGTTCTTTGTTACGAAATTGGTAATGTGTGTCATTATACTTCTCGATTCGTATTTTAATCCTTTCTTTGTGTTTCTGACTAAAAATCTATCTAAATGTTTTAGTTCGTGGATTAGTGTTGATTTGTTCAATTTTTTGATTTTTATCTTAAAGATTCTCTTATCTAGATCCACTGTTGAAAAAGATCCGGATTCTTCCAAATCGGATAGTACATAAAATTCGATTGTGACATCATAGTCTCTTATTCTGGTTTCTAATTGGTAATAGTTTTTTTCTTCCAGTTTAGAAAGTACATGGTCGGCAATTGTTTCTAGGTTAGAAACAATTCCCAATTTTTCAGAGATGTAGTTTTCAACTGATTTAATCCTCTTCATCTTTAATTTCAAATGTTATCCTTAACTCACCATCATTGAATCCAATTGCACAATGATAACAGTTAGAGAATTTTTTAAGTCTGTTATTAACAACTTTAATTAATTCAAATACTTTTGAACAATCTTTTTGATATTTAATTATACTGGCTAAATTTTTTTTCAATTCTTCCAATCTTTCAATATTATCGTTAATTGATGTTACACAGTCGTTTATTCCATCGTTTGTAATTTCTTCTGGATCATCCGTTGGTGGTAATGTTTGGTCTTCTCTCCATCCAAGAAAATTTATGTTCATTGAAGGTATATCATCATGTAGAGCATATTCTTCTTTTCCGGATAAATCAATCAAACAATCATAAAAAGGATTTTCATCTTTTGAATAATCATGAAATTCATATTCAAAATTGAAATCATCTAAAATATCAAGCATAATATCTTTGAAATCTTCAAATGAACACTCTTGACCAAAGGCTTCGTTATATTTTCTTAGATGTTTCATAATTTTTCTAATTTTATTTTTAAATCACCAGATCCTTTTATTAAACGATGATAAACTCCTCTTGGTATATATATTTTACCAGAAATACGAATAGGTAGTTGATTATCTAACTGAAATCCCCAATCAGTTTCCTCGATTGATTCGATTATTCGATCCTCGTAGTCACGATGCCAAACCATTTCTCCAGAATCATTTTCTTGTTTAAAAGTTCTGATAAAGAGATTATCACTAATTTTTTCTTCTATGAAAGGTAATGTCATTGTTGGGTTATTATTAGTTTGTAATCGTTTTTAATCTTTTCTATTCTTTTTAACCAAGCTTCTTTATAATTAACACCATTAGAAGCAGCTTCGTCAGTTACAAATTTCTTAACTCTTGGTTCTATATAAATTAAAAAATCTCTTACTATACCTAAAAGTGTGGAAAGTAACTTTGAATTATTTGGAATAGTATTTATATTATCTTTGAGAAAATCAAAATAAGTTTGACCGTTTATTATTGGTTTTCTAAGTTGTTGCATCATGAGTGTTAATTCTTTTGTTGAATCAACATCTTTACCCATTTTAGTTATCTGACTAAAATTGAGAGAAATAAGTGTACCAAAGTCTGTTAAAAAATCTTTAACAAATGTTTTATCAACAGATTCAAATAATTTATATGATTTTATGTATTTCATAGACTATATATAAAAATAGTCATATTATATTATTTACCTTCCCCCAGATTACCAAAACCCGGGATAGGTGGATCCGCCAAAAAGGTGACCAAATTTATTGAGGCGACACGACCAGTACCCAGCTTTTGTTTTATCCTTTTTTGACGGACAATCCATACGACTAGAAAATGCCTTCCTCGCTTTCGGATCACTTACTTTAGCACTCAGTCCTCCTTTAACATCTCCAAAATTTACTACTTTTACATTCCCAGTTTTAGGATTTTTAACATAAACTTTATATTTCTTTGGTCCTGAACTTCTCATAGGTTTATTCAAATCGACCTCTTTACCTTTATATTTTGCTTCCAATATAGTCTCAGCATTTTCCATTGGTAAATCAAGTGGAACCATTTGACCTTCAAATAGGACAAATTCACCTAAATCACTATTTTCAAAGATTTGTTTATCATTTTCAGATAGTAAATTGATGAAATTTTTAGCTTCTTTTATAAGTGAAAAGAATGCTTCTGAACCTGGTCTGAACACATTATCTAATACAGATAGTTTGTTCTCTAGATGGAATTTTAGATTTTCTGATGGGTCAAAACCAAAATCAGAAAACTTTTTAATTGTCTTTAAGTCAGCGTCTTTTTCCTCTAAATCGACAATAGGTAGATATCCTTTTTCAGGTGTAAAATCTTTGATATTTATACCTCCATGTTTTTGTAAGTCTTTAGATTCTTCTTTCATAAGTTTGAATTAGTTTTTTTATATATTAAAATCCTTATCAAGAATTAGATATTTTATATATAATTCAAATTGAAGGACTGATTAATGAATAACTTACTATTCTATGATAAAGAAGGAAATGCTCTGAATTTTAATTATAATGAAACACTTGAGAGATATGAAGGTGATATCCTATTTCATGAAAATTCTAATGATACTTTTAAAACTCAAGCTATTTATATGTTTGAGAAGATTAAGGCATTTGAATATGAAAATCAGTCCGATTTAACTCTTTTAAGATGGCAGTTATTCAATGAGTTTGGATTTCATTTCTATAACTCTGATTTTACAAATCAACAAATTGATTTAATTGAGCCAGTTAATTTTGAATCAAATTTTTATTCAAAATGGATTTATGGTAGTGATTTTCACAAGAAATTTCCACTCGGTGCTCTATTGAGATTTGACCAATCCATTTTTGAATTTACTAATACTGATAGAACTTTTGTGGTTGTTGGAAATAAGAAGGATGCTGTTTTGATTATAAGTATGGTTGATAACCGAACTTTCAATACTTCATATTCTTGGCAAACATTGACTAATTATGTAGGGAAAACTATTTCATCGGTTGATATTATTGGTATTTATAATTATGTTAGTTCATCTACTTTAGCTGAGAATCTATCTATTTGGAATGAAAAGGATTTCTACAATAGATTATATAAAAATAGAAAGTTAAATATTGTCAATTCCTTGAAGAATGACTTATATGATAAGACTAATAAGTATATTGATGCAACTGTTGTCACAATAAAAAATGAAAATATTTATGATATTGACCATTATGAATATTTTACTTCAACCTTACCTACAAATCACGATTTGTGGATTGAAGTCCTAATGAAAACAGACTTGCCTGAAGTTTACAGTGGTTCTATGATATTTTATGATTCATCTACACCATTGGTTATAACAGATCCGATTACTTCAACAACATATAACTATGTAAATGTCTTGGATTTAAACGTTCTTCCGATACCAACAATTTTCAAACCTGGTGTACAATTTAAAGTTGTTTCAGTGCCACCATCACTTAATGGTTCTCAGTTTTTTAATGTGTCTAGCATACCTACATTTGTTGGTAATGCTAACTTAATTACTTATGAAGCTGGTACACAAGTTTTATGGAATAATACAATTAAACAATGTCTTCAAACACATACTTGGTCAGCAACTTCTTTAATCACACCAGATGATTTAACTTATTGGGGTATCCCGACATATCTTCCATTGGATCAATCTCCACTTTATGAATCAATTACGGCTGATTTGTATTTAACAACTGATAAGTTATATTTCAGTCAGTCATTTACAATGTCATCTACTGTGACTTTAGCCTCTGCTGTTGAAAAATTTGCTTCTGATTTATCTATTTTGAATATAGATTTATACTATGAGAGTGGAACAGTCCGTGCTGATTTGGTTTATCCTTCAAAGTATGCAGTTGTAAACTATTATGGAGTGACTTCATCATTCTCTCCTACATCTTCTCTTCAAATAGGAAGCCAAAAGTGGGTAGTTGAAAGAGCTATTGAAGTAGAAGAAAATTTAAAGAGAGAGTTTAATTACGATTTCAGTCAAAACTTCTCTTACAACATAGTTTTCACTGATTTAGATGAATATGGTTTTATAATAATAATTAATAAAGAAGTCTATCAAACTGAAATAAGATGGGTTTATACTTCAGGAACAATTGATTTAGAAAGGACTATTGATAAGACTTTGAGAAATTGGATGACACTTCATAGTGTAGTATTACTTTCTTTAGGTATTATTCCTACTTTACAAACTATTGATATAGTTTCACCTTACTATAATTCGATTAATTTGAGGACTGAATATCCAAATGTGCCTTTACAATTTGAAGTGAAGGTTGGAACGACTGCTGACTTTCATATTGAAAAGTCACATTTATTTTTCTATGAACCGTCTGTTCAGGGTATGACTTCAAGTTTAGGAAATTGGATTGATATACGAGTTAATAATAGGTCTTATGGTATTGCTCACACCTTACCACAATCTCCAACTTTTACATCTACTCTTTCTACTACTTTACAAAATTGGGTAGATGAGTATTCTGATATATTAGATAATTTTGGTATCTATGTTGATAATTTAGCTTCTAGTATCAAATTTCATGTGAAAAATCAAAACCAGAGATGTGATATAGAGGTTAGAGCTGGTCAATCTGTATTGCCTGGAGATTTTAATTGGAGAGTTATGAATAAAATGTTAGGAAACCATGGAACTCTTTTAACTTCAAATGAGATTTTATTGGCTACTTATTCAACAAGTCAATCATTGGAGACTGCTGGATTTTCAACTGGAATGGTTACTGGAATTAATGGTACGGTTTATCCACTTCAGGATGTGGAATTTAATGTCTTATTCTTGGATCCAGGAATTATTAATCTAAGTTATGAGGGACCTTTTTGGGGTCTCACTGGTGGAGTTTGTTCTGTTTCTCCTTATACTGTTGTTGCATTTTCACTTGGGTTTTCACAATCAGGTTGTCCTCCTAGTCCTACATCTAGTGGTGGTATGTTCGATTTGCAACAATTTAGTTCAGCTTTCAATTTAGTAAATATTTCAAATACTACTTATACAGTAAATACATTTACTGGAATAACAAACATGGTTGATTTGATATATGTTCAGCCATCAGGTTCAATTTTTGTATTTGGTGATAATATTGGTGTTTATGATTCTGATACTGGTGCTCAAATTACTACTATTAATTTGCCGTCAAATGTGAATAGTATTCAAATTATTTATAATTCGGTTGATAATTTTATTTGGGCACTTTCTCAGAATATACTTTGGCAAATTGACCCATTTGCTAATGCGATTATTAGTCAAATTACTATTACACAAAATGCTTATGCTTTAGATTTTGATAGAAATACCGGATTTGTTTATGTTACAACCGATCAATCAGTTGAAATTTTCAATATAGGAGTCTTAGTTACGTCTATTTCGTCTATACCATATAATGGAAGTTGGAACTTGGCTTTCAATGATTTTGAAGGTGATATGTATGTTACTTGTCGAGATGCTTCAACAGTTTTGAGAGTTGATGGTGGTTCACTAACATTTATAATTTATACTATTTCTGGTCTTACAGATGATCCTATCATATATGATCCGGTAACAGAAGGTGTTTATATTTGGAGTTCTTCTAATCTTTATAAAATAGATGCTGGTGTTGTTACATCACTTATACCAACTGCTGGAACTTTAAACTATTTAACATTTAATCCAGTTTTATCAGGCCTTCATTTATCAACTGACACTCCTGAGTTTAGTCTCTGGGACACTGTTACGGATAATTCTGTTTATACTCAATCTCCTGTGAATCTTTATGGATTTCAAGCTTATAATAATTATGATGGTGATATTTACATTTCTAATCAAGATCCTACCTTTAATGGAATTTGGACCATGGATGCTACTACTGGAGCAATATCTAATTCTGTTATACTTTCAGATCCTACTACTCAAATTATTTCGAATCTGGATAGAAATTCAGTTTGGGCTATTCAACCAATTACTAATACTATTGTTGAAGTGGTTCCGACTTTATTATTTACATTTGTTCCAATTTCTTCAACATCTTCCTCGGTTACTGACAACTTTTATGGTAGTTTAGATCCTAATTTCATCAACAGAGATTACTTATGGTTACATACAAGAGATTTCATCAGAAGACCAAGAGAAAACTTCAACGGTGATGTTAAAGTTTCATTATATTGGAAATGGTTTTCGGATAACGTTCCAGAATTTTTTATGTATGATTTTAGTGGTGATTTATTGCCGACCACTGGAGTATTGGCTTATACTGGTCCAAAACCTTTGACTACTATTCATTTAAATAGATCGGCTAATAGAAGCATAGGCAGAGTTAGTTTACCGGAATATCAACAAACTATTTTCCCAATTATTGAGAATGAGTTAAGTTACTTAGATGATAATGATGACTTATCAATTGTTCCTGAACCAATTGAATGTTTTATTGGTTTCAATGCACAGATTGAAGGTGGTTTAAGAAGTATATTACAACTCTATAAGAAAGAGTCAGTTGATTTTACTATTAATACTTCTACTTCTCAATCTGATATAATTACTTTACAAACTATAACTACAACAAATGATAGATATGGTGTCATTTCATTAGATGTTAATTCGGTAAGTAACTTTTTAAATTATTCAAATGGTGATATCAGAGGTTTAAAGGTGGGTCAACAATTAGCTTTATTCATTAAGGATGAAACAAATACTAAAAAACAATACATTTCTAAGAATAATGGATATTTAGTTAAAATACGAGCAATAAACTTTAAATCAATTGTTGTAGATTTCTTCAAACAAATTGATCAATTTGATACTGAATCTACTATTATTTCAGATTATCCTAAGACCACTCAAACAACTTACCTTTCAGTTAGGTTTAAAGTTTGGGATAAAGAGATTGGAAGATTTAATGTTTATGGGCAAACTGAAATTGAAGATATTCGATTCAAGACAGAATTGGGTAATGTGGGGAAGTTGGTTTCATCTGATGATGTTTATATATTTAAAGAATATGATATTAAAGAAGAGGGAATCGATTGGGTCTATTTAAACCGTAAGAGAAAAGAGATGTTGATGATGAAGAATCTCATATATCCATATATCGGTAGTTATAAATCTATCATTAATGCAATTAATTACTTTGGATATAATGATTTAGAGTTAAATGAATATTATAGAAATATCAATATCGATTCACCAAACTATTTTAAATTATTCAAAGTTGAAATACCGGATATTTTTGATAATACTGTTGAGGGTTGGAAGGAAAATGACTTTATCAAACATACTTTTCCTAATCCAAATTATGCAGATACTAACCTATTCAATTTAACTTATAGAATTACAGATAGAGAGGGTAATAATGTTTTGAATTATACATTAGAAGAGGTTCAGAAGAAACTTCAAGGTTTGAAATATTGGTTGCAGAAGAATATTATTCCAATCACTCATAAGATTTTGGATATTACTGGAAGAGCTGACTTTCAGGGTGTATCAACAATCACTCACATAGTAAGAGATGTTAATATTATTAAACATTATGAAAACTTTACTCCAGTTTCGTTCAAAATGAACGAGTTATATTTGATGCCAGTGAATAATGGATCCACTGTTTATAATTGTGTATTGGATTTTTACTTTCCAACAGATGTTCCTTCAAGGTATCCTGGAATAACACAATCTACGTTACCAGATTATTATACAATTGATATAAGAAGTTATCAGATTTACCGTGAATGGTATGCTTTCAAAGATTATATGATTGGTGATAGGGTGGTTTATTATGATAAGTTGTATGAATCATTTATTGATAACAATAAAACTAACAATCCGAGAAAATATGAGAACATATCAGAGTGGACTAAGGGAAATGTTTACAATGTTTCTGACATAGTTAAATATCAGAGAGAATTTTATATCTTTACAAGTTATGGATTTGGAACATCTTCTACGGCTTCAGTTGTAACACCTTTTATTGATAGTGGAACAGCTGGTAGTAATTGGTTAAATATTACTGAATGGAAAGAAGTAGATTTGGCTCCAATTCAACATATTACTGAAAGAAGAAGGATTGATAATCTTTATCCTTTTAATTTCACTATTGACTCGAATATAGATCCTTATTTAGTTATTGAGGTTTCTTCTGAAAACGGCTACGGTTCTAACTATCGTGATAAAAAGAACTATGAAATTAAAGGTATATTGGATTTGAGAGAATTAGAATCTTATACTAATCTAACTTCAAAACAATATACTAATTCTGTGATTGGTATTGTTTATACGGGTCAATAGTTTTTATTAAAATAATCTAACTTTAATAACAAAATAGGGAGCTATACTATAATATATAGTATATGTTATTAACAGAGTCAATAGATATTAAAATAGACAAAAAAAACTTAATTTTTTATAGGAGGATCTCAAAATCTATTAAGATAGGGGATACACTTACAATTAAAATAGAAAATTTATCTAAAAATTCACATTTAGAGGTTTCTGTATCTTGTGATTATTGTGGAATTGTTTTTACTAAACAATACTACAAATATATTAAACAATTAAAAATACAAAATAAATGTTGTTGTAACAATAGAATTTGTATGAGTAAAAAAAGAAATGAGAATAATATCATTAAATATGGTGTAGAGCATACTCTTCAGTTAAAAGAGGTTAGGGATAGTATTGTTAAGACTAATTTGGAAAAATATGGTTTTGATAATTATACTAAAACAAATGAGTATAAAGAAAAATCAAAACAGACCAATTTAGAAAAATATGGAGCTTCATCATATACTAAGACTGATGAATTTAAAGATAGAATTAGACAGACAAATTTAGAAAAATATGGGGTAGAATATGTTTTGCAGAATAAACAGATAAGTCAAAAATTAAAGAATACTACCATAGAAAGATATGGCGTTGATAATTATGCTAAAACTGATGAATATAAAGAAAAATCTAAACAAACCAATTTAGAAAAATATGGTGTTGAATTTACATCACAATTAAAAGAAGTTAAAGATAGGATTAAACAGACAAATTTAGAAAGATATGGTGTTGAATATGTTCTGCAGTCAGATTTTATTAAACAAAAGATTAAACAAACCAATTTAGAGAAATATGGGGCCTTTAATTATACATCAAGTGATCATTTTTACAAAACAACAATAATTGGAAATCATCCTAATTTCATTAGATACATAGAAAACGGGATATCTTTATTTAATTGTGATTGTGGAAAAGATCATAACTTTGAGATAAATTCTGATGCTTTCTTTTGGAGGGAAAATTCACACCTACCGCTATGTACTAATTGTCACAAAATAGGTAATAGTCAGTCTATCAAAGAGCAGTTATTATTTGAATTTATTAAAAGTATCTATGATAGTGAAATTATACAATCTTATAGAGATAATAGACAAGAGATTGATATATACCTACCAGAATTGAGGTTGGGTTTTGAATTTAATGGATTATATTGGCATTCTGATAGATTTAAAAATAAAAATTATCATTCTGATAAAACTATTTATTTTAAAAATAATGGCATACGTATAGTGCATATATGGGAAGATGATTGGGATCTTAAACAAAATATAGTTAAGTCCATGATATCCTATTTAATAGGAAATGCAAAAACAAAGATATTTGCAAGAAAGTGTGAGGTTAGAATTTTAAATGATTCTAATTTGTGTAATAGATTTTTGGAAGATAATCATATCCAATCAAAGGTTAGTAGTGTTTTAAAAATCGGATTGTTTTATGATGATAATTTAGTGTCACTAATGACATTTGATCACTTTGAGGGTCGTAAATTAATGCCGAGTAATGAATGGAATCTATCGAGATTTTGTAGTATTTTAAATACTTCTGTTGTTGGTGGTGCATCTAAACTTTTAAATTATTTCATAGTAAATTATAATCCTTTGAGAATTGTTTCTTATGCTGATAAAGATTGGTCTGATGGTAAGTTATATGAATCTTTGAATTTTATTAAAATTTCAGATGGAAGTCCCGATTACAAATATATTATAAATAGAAAAAGATTACATAAATCTAGATTTAGAAAGTCAAGGACAAATATATCAGAATCCAAATTGGATTTATTGAAGATATATGATTGTGGTAAATTGAAATTTGAATTAATAGTTAAGAAATAATGGCTTTTATTTCATAATCAGATAGTGTAAAATCGACTAACATAACATCTTGATAATTTTCAGGATCTTGTTGGAAGGTTACTCCTAAAGTATAACTTGTATTTTGTAGTTCTGTGATATAGGCATTAATTTGTGAGACTATAATTGCTTTTACAGCTTGAGCAGATATTTTTGTTTCAAAGAGTAGTTTAGTTAGATCAGCTCCAAAATTTGGATCTCCAAATAACTCTCCTTTATTTGTAAATAAAGGTTCTAACTATCGTGATAAAAAGAACTATGAAATTAAAGGTATATTGGATTTGAGAGAATTAGAATCTTATACAAATCTTACTACCAAGCAGTATATAAATGCTGTAATACCAATAGTTTATACAAACTAAGAAACGATAGCTTTAACTTCGTAATCCAGTAGTGTGAAATCAACTATCATGATGTCTTGGTAATTCTCTGGGTCTTGTTGAAATGTTACCTCTAGTGTGTAATTGGTTCCTTGTAGTTCACTTATATAAGTGTTTATTTGTCCGATAATTGTAGATTTTACGGCTTCGGCTGATATTTTAGTTTCAAAAAGAAGTTTAGTTAAATCACATCCGAAATCTGGATCTCCAAATAACTCGCCTTTATTTGTAAAGAGTATCATTTCGTATTTTTGGACAATCACTCTAATTATATCATCTGTGATGATTTTATTAATTGTGAAGCGTGGATGACCTTCATATCCAATATAAAAATCTCTGAAATCAAATTCTGCCATAAGTTATATATTATAAATTCGGTTTCTTAATATATAGATAGATGAAATACTTAATGACAATCAACGAGTTCTTCCAATTTCCAACCGGTAAATCATCGGTGAAGGCTTTTGATGATTATAAGGAAAAATGTAAAAGAGATTTTAATAATTTATATTCTGATGAAGATTGGAAAAAATATTTCAAATTTTAGAAAAGGATTGTTCAGAATTTCTAGGTGAGATGAAAGATAGTGAATCAATTCTATTTAGAGGAGTTAAAGGGGAAATTAATGAGATTGTTAAAGGATTAGGTAAAAAACAATCTCGTGTTAATAGATATGCACTCGATATGAGACAAGATCAGAAGAGTTTGATAATTTATTTTCTGATAAGTTTGGATTTCCTTTAAGAGGTAGTGGTACTTTTGCAACTAAACAACCACTAAATGCAAAAGATTACTCAAGATTTGTTGATAAGCAAGATGGTGTGGAAAGAAAAAGACAGGTTAGTTTTATATTTTTTCCAATTGGTGAGTATCGTTATTTCTGGAATCCAGAGATAAAGGATTTATATTCTGATATTGAATTGAAGGATTGGTATGTTAATTATATTGGAGATAATTATATCGATGAAGAGTATATGATGGATAGATGGTGGGAAGTATATGGTGAACCTGGACAAAAAAGAGATCAATGGAGTTGGTGTAAAGGTGGAGGAGAGGGGCGATATTCATATAAGGGAATAGAAATTGGTTTGAATCAAATTCCAAGAATTTTAGGCGAAGTTAGGGAAAATCCAGAGAAATATTCTGTTTCTCCTGATATAGAACAAGAGGAATTAAGAAAAGATTTAATCTGGATTCCAAAAATGAATTTAGATGATTTTGAGAAAGTTATGACAGAGGAAGTTAAAAAAGATGCTATGGATAGCATGTATCAAATTGTTCAGGGATATCAAGATGGTGATATGGAAGAAATCGGTGAACAAGAAATAACTTTTGTTTGTAAAGAATATTATCTTGTTGATGATGCTTTTTTACCTAAGATGATAGAATGGATAGAATCAAAGTAAAATATCTCTTAACTTACCGATAACGGACATTCCAAGAATTATTGGATCGGATTGTGAATCTAATTTTGAACGATAATCAGAAATTACATAATTACACTTGAAAAGTTTATCAACATTTTTACCCTCTTGTAAAGACCACTCAATAAATGTTCTTCCTAAGATTTGAAAAAGTAAATCTATTTTTTCAGCACCATAAAGTGTCATAAGAAAATGATAAATCTTTTCATAATCAGCTGATTTATCATAAATCAAGTTATAAGTATCAGTTTTTAGTTTATTATTTACATTAGAACCAGTTGATGAAACTTCGCCGGTATCTTTAATATTTTGTAACTCAACGAAAATTGAACGTATATCAGGATATTTCTTATTGATTAGAGAAATCAAAACTTCTTTTTCTATGGTTAGATTTTCTTTTGGACAAACAACATCTGTTATTCTTTTAAAGATTCCGTTTTTAACCATTTTTTCTTCCTCAGGGCTTTGTGTATCAAAGTTAATAGCGGTAAATCTTGATTTAATACCATCTGATATTTTATTGTAGTGGTTTGTGGTTAAGATAAATCGAACATTGTGGTGATATTGTTCGATGAAAGCTTTCAGTCCGTCTTGATATTGTTGACTTACCCTTTCAAACTCATCAAGGAAGACGTATTTAATTGGATCTTCTGAATCAAACATTGGAACAGTTTTACAAAATTTTTCAATTTCACTACGAAGTACATCAATGGATGTATAGAGTGATGAATTTATTTCTAAAAAAGCTTTATCTTTTGAATATTTACCAATTAAAATTCTAGCTAAAGTTGTTTTGCCTATTCCGTAGTTTCCGTAGAAAATATAGTTTTTCGTAACACCCATTTCAAAGTGTTTTTTGATACGTTCAGGAAGTATAGTATCTTCTAATTTTTTTGGACGCCATTTTTCCCAGAGTAATAAATTTTGAATTGACATGATGCGGAGATTAAAGTTCTAATATATATGATTATGATAGGTGAAAAGTTTAATTTCGATGAAGTATTTCTGAGAGACCTGACCATGTGTGTTTTGGACACTCTTGAGGGAAGAGTTAAGTGGATTAATCGGTTTACAAGTGGTGATGTTGAGGTTAACGTTCCATTTTATTACTCTTTAACTGGTGATGATAGATTTTTATTGGATGCTTTTACTGATGATATAGTTTCACAGAACAGATTTGTTGAATTGAATACTGACCAAATTCCAAGAGGTCATGTCACACTAACGAGTTGGGTTATTCGTTCAGATGAATTTAGAAATCCAAATATTTGGTTAAGGAATGTGGTTGAGGATAATGTTGAGGCAAAGAGAGTTCTGAATAAGTTAAGAGCTATACCTATCACTGCTACTTATGATTTACAGATTTTACTAAAGAGTGAAGTGGATGTGTTTAAATGTTCACAAGCGATTATGAATACTTTATGGCTTTATAAGTATATGTATTTTGAGCATAATTATATGAACATTGATGCTATAATGATGCAGCCAGATAATAATGGCATTGAAATTGTGAGGGAGAAAAATCTAAAAAGTGATAATACAATTAAATTGACTGCTTCTTTGGAAGTCCAGACATTTTATCCGGCATTCATTACTAATGTTGAGGTTAAACCTTTTAGAACTCGTTGGTTCAACAATATTATTGCTTTAAGGACTGGAAATCCACGTCCTTCAAATCCGAATGCTAATTTAGACGATTTATCACAAAATAAATAGTAAAAAATAGTAAAAAGTCGTTTTTCGAATGTAATATATAAGAATATAAAAAATAAACTTTTAAAATATGAAGAATCTAAAACTTGAGCTTTTCAACTTTAAAAAGTCTTTGACTTTCGAACAGTCAGACGTAGCTTATGTTGTTGAGGGTCACCTTAATAATTATACTGAATTTGCTGAAAAGCAAATGGTTTACTCTTTAAATGAGAGATTAAAGCCTTATACATATGACAAACAAGTAAAGCTTTTCCTTGAAGGATTAAATGATGATATGGCTCAGTTTGAGTTATTATATGAATTGAAAAATCTTTATAATGTTATCAATTCTAAAAATCAAGGTGAATTGTATAGACAACCTTTAAATGTTCTTTTACAAACTATAAATCTTGAAACAGATCAAGATAGAATGTCAAAAGTTCTTAACGAATTAGCAGTTTATGACTGGGTTCCAGAAATTAAATTGTTTGTTCATAATTTGACGAAATCTCCTGAGAAAAAACAAAATCTTTTAAATGGTGGAAAGGCTGAATCTGTTTATACTATTGTAGAGCAAGTTGAAGATGGACACATTGCTTTTATTAAAGATTCTTGGTTTCTTTTAAGTGAAAATGCTATTGATAAAACTCTTTTAGAAAATCATGTAAAAGACGAGGCTAGATTTAGAACTTTAAGAACTTTACAAACAGCTCTTCAGTTTTGTTATATTAATGAGAGTAGAATTGATTTCAGAATTTCTGAATATTTGACTGTTGGATTAGGTGTTTCTAAGAAAGGTTTATTCATTAACGAAGATGAGTTAAATGAAGAATCAACACTTGAGAGTATTTTCCAATCTCCGGTTATTCCTATCGTGAATAAAAATTTCTATCCTTTGATTCAAGAAGTTGCTAAGAATTTAGATTCTTTTGTTGAATTAGATGTAGTTAAGAGAGTTTCTAATCTTATTAATCCTACTTTAGAAGTATTTGCTTTCAATTATAAAAATAGTTTATTTGTTTATAGATGTGATGAGAGATATGGTTACTCATTCTTTAAATATGAATCAGCTCTTGAATTGGTTAATGAAGTTAGAAATGAATTGAATTTTGATTTAACTTATTTCTATGAGAATAAATTGAATAAGGAAGTAGTTACTAAGAAAAAGCTTGAAGATAAAGAAAGAGAAATCACTCTTAAATTAGAAGATGTTAAATTTAATGTTAGCAAAGTTAAAGCTTCTCTTCAAATGTTGGGTGAAACTAAAGTTCTAAAAGAAGCTTTAGTAAATCTTCAAAAAAGAGAAAATATTCTTAGTGTTGAATTACAAGCTGTGAAAGAAATTCAATATAAAGAAAGAATTAAATTCTAAAAATAAAAAACCTCGAAATTTTCGAGGTTTTTTTGTGCCTTTTTAAAACTAATAGTTAGTTTAATATATAACATGAAAGTATTACGTTTTTAATATTATTGACTAATAATACAATTTAACTCTTTAAATAAAAGATCTAAAAGGTTTTTTATTCGAAAAAATAATCCCAATGTTATCTATTTAAATAATCGAGAACTTTATGTCGAAATCCTTGTATCAAAATCACAGGGAAAATTAACACGGAAAGCTGAGAAAATGTTAGAATTACTTGGCAAAGAAACCATCAAAAAAATGAGATATTGGAATAATGACGATAAACTTGATTGTTATCAGTCAGGACTTCTTGATATGTATCAAAATTGGTATAATTTTAATGAAGAAAAATCTGTTAATGCTTTTGCTTATTTTACCGAGGTCTTCAAAAGGGGAATAGCTAAGGGATTCAACGAAATTTATAAGAAGAAAGGTGATTCGGATAATCTGATTAAACTAATATCACTTGAGGGATCGAATGATGGTCAGGGATTACACT